ATCGGCATCACCGCCTGAATAACCGCTTGACCTCGTTTCAAACGTGGGCTTGTTGTTCGCAACGCCCAATACCCCTCCAAGCAGTCCGTAATTGTGGTCTTGCGTATTGAAGATATGAGCCGAATAATCGAAGAAACCAATTTCTATATTTCCTGTTGTGGGATTGGTAATGCCTTGGGTATGCCCCATGTAAAGAAACGTTAGCCCATCTTTTTTGCCAGCCATGATGAACAAAAAGCCCGATTTGTAATACTCAACTTTGCCACCTGGTATCGCTGAGGGGTCAAGAACACCACAAGCAACGGGACTACCAAGAGGAAACGTGTTTGGGAAGGTCAATGCAACTGAGATGGGGATTTTTCCAATTGCAGGGGGGGTGATTGCAGGTTCACCACCAATGGATAACCCGTAAGGGATTCCAACATTTGAGCCACCATCAGCAATTGCATGGAAAATCGG